CTTATGTTCCAACGAAAGAAATGGGGGGAGGTTCTGGACTCAAGTATGCAGCGAGTACAATCATCTATCTCAGCAAGGCAAAAGAAAAAGATGGAACAGAAGTCATTGGAAATGTTATCACGGCAAAGACTGTCAAATCGAGGTTGAGTAAAGAGAATAAGGCAGTCAAGATAAGATTGTTCTACGATGAGCGTGGTCTTGACAAATACTATGGTCTACTTGATCTTGCAGAAAAGTATGACATAGTGAAGAAGGTAGGAAATAGATATGAAATCAAAGGTAAAAAGGTGTACGCTAAAGAAGTATACTCACATCCAGAAAAATACTTTGATGATGAAATTATGCAAGCACTAGACGAGGTAGCAAAGAAAGAGTTTAGTTATGGTGAGTGAAAGAGTTCCCCTAACGATACTCAATAATCTAATTCATGATGAAGAATACACAAGAAAAGTCATCCCATTCATAGAGGAGGATTATTTTGAGGAGAAATCAGACAAAGTTGTTTTTGAAGAAATACATGCATTTCTAAAAACATATGACAGTCTACCCACTAAAGAAGTTTTACAGATTGAAATAGGTAAAAGGACAGATCTTACACAAGATGAGTTTCAATCAACAGAACAATTAATTTCTGCTTTAGGTGATACTGAGTATGAGAAAAAATGGGTGTTGGATACCACTGAGGCATGGTGTAAGGAGAGAGCGATATATAATGCCTTGATGGAAAGTATCAAGATTGCTGACGGTCAAGACGATAAGAAAAATAGAGATGCAATTCCTAGTATATTATCTGATGCACTAGCAGTTGGATTTGATCAACACGTTGGACATGATTACATAGACGATGCAGAGGATCGTTATGCTTATTACCACAAAGTTGAGAACAAAATACCATTCGACCTTGAGTATTTCAACAAGATTACGTCAGGTGGGTTATCTGATAAGACTCTCAACATTGCTCTTGCAGGCACTGGTGTTGGTAAGTCTTTATTCATGTGTCATGTTGCCAGTTCTTGTCTTACACAAGGTAAAAATGTCTTATACATCACTCTTGAGATGGCAGAGGAGAAGATTGCAGAGAGGATAGATGCAAATTTATTGAACACAAATATTAGAGATATAGCAGAGTTACCACAGACTACATTTCATAAAAAAATTGATAAACTTGCTGCAAAAACAACAGGTAAATTAATTATCAAGGAATATCCCACAGCATCAGCACATTGTGGACACTTCAAAGCACTCTTACAGGAATTGAAGTTGAAAAAATCTTTCACACCTGATATAATGTTCATAGATTATCTAAACATCTGTGCTTCGTCTAGGTATAGAAGTGCAGTAAATGTAAATTCTTATTCCTATGTCAAAGCAATCGCAGAAGAGTTACGAGGACTGGCAGTCGAAGCTTCTATCCCATTATTTTCGGCAACGCAGACTACTAGGTCTGGTTTTGCTAGTTCAGACCCTAATCTTACTGACACAAGTGAATCTTTTGGTCTTCCAGCTACTGCTGATCTTATGTTTGCCCTTGTTAGCACAGAAGATATGGAAGAACTTGATCAAATAATGGTCAAACAACTCAAAAATAGATACAATGATCCTACCATAAACAAGAGGTTTGTTGTCGGTATTGATCGTGCAAAGATGAGATTGTATGACTGTGAACAGTCAGCACAAACTGACATCCTTGACGATGGTGATTCAGAGGAGTATAATAAGTTACAGGAATCTAAAGCTAAATTCGATGACTTCAAATTTTGATAATTACAAACGTTTCGTCAATACTGTTACGAGCACAGAGTCTAAAGACTCCGACGCTTTTATTTACCGTCTACAAGAGCTTGGTGGTTCTGTTGCTATTCAACGCCTTCTTACTGCTAGTGTTGGGATTAGTGCCGAGTCTGGTGAGTTTATGGAGATCGTCAAAAAAATAATATTCCAAGGTAAACCATGTAATGAAGACAACCTTGAGCATCTAAAGATAGAATTAGGTGATATTATGTGGTATGTTGCTCAAGCATGCATGGCATTAGAAATTGATTTGGATGAAGTGCTTGATAAGAATATTAAAAAATTAGAGAGGAGATATCCTGAGGGACATTTTTCAGAATATTATTCAGAAAATAGGAAGGTAGGCGACAGATAAATATCGACATGGAGGATCTAGTCGATTTACTTATAGAGATGTATACCATCTCACCTAAAAGAAAACAATTGCAAAGACGTGAGATGGAAGATTTCATGAGGTTCTTTGTAGCATTCACTGAGACAGATGATAAATATATTCATATGAGAAATGCAGGTCTGCAATTTATCAAACAAAATGAACAAAAAATCTACAAACAGATAAGTGAAAGCGTTCCAAACATTCATAACAGAAGCAAGGACTACCAAAGCATCGCAAGAAGCAAAGCGATTGGGATTGGTAGGAGACGGACACGGTGATTGGTATGATCGCACTGGTAAACTTATTGCAAAAACTGTTGCAGGTAACCTCAAATATTTTGGTAGTGGTGGTGCTAAAAAAGATGAGGGTGAAGGTAGATCTAGTGTGGGCACTGTAGACAGAGGTCGTGGCACATTTGCAAAAGACATTGTAAACAATCTCAAACTTCAACCACCCAAACCTGAAGACAGAAGAGTTGCAGCACCACAACAAGGTGGTGATAGAACATTAGTTGGTCAGGCAAAAGATAACGGACCTTTGACTATTGCTTTTGATAAGTTTGATGATGAAGAGATATCAAACAATCTAATTAGCACTGTAGAGGAACTATCAAAGAACAGATTTTTCTACATATTTCCAAGTAGAGAAAGTAACATTGAGGAACTAAAGAATGCTTACCCTAAGATTAGTGAGTCCATCATCGATGACACCAACGCAGAGACAATCTACGATGTCCTCCAATCATTATACGAAAATGGGTTTGATGCAATTAATATTGTGGTTAGAAAATCCAGAGCAGAAGCAATCTCAAAATTAGCATATGAACAAAACGGTGAGTTATATAATTTTGTCATGCTCAATGTAATACCTGCAGAGGAAAGAACAATAAGAGAACAATATATCTCTGGTGACATATTCAAGGTGGGTTCTCTTGTAGAATCAAGAGGTAAAGAAGGTAAAGTGATAAGAAGAGGTGCTAATCATCTTATATGTTTAGATGAGGATCAGAATATGTTTAGGTGTTGGGTATCTGAAGCAAAAGAATCTCATTTTATGTTGCCAGTTGACTTTTGATAAATAATATACGATAAGTTTTTGGGAACAGATGAGTAATCCTTGGGCACAATCCTTTGAAGATTTAAGATCTCCATATTTACAAGAGAAAAAAGCGAAGAAGGACTATGATGGTGATGGTAAAATTGAAAGTGGTGCAAAGGAGTACCGTGGTGTAGTTCATAACAAGATACAGAAAGCAAAAGGTGGCAAGGCAGACGGTCAGGACACCTCAAGCGTAAAGGAACATCATCAGAAAGATGCTAATGGTAATCCAGTAGAGCATGGTGATGGCACACCATCTAATGTAGATGAAGCAAAGATTGATCAGATTGATCCTAAGAATAAGAGAAAGAGAAGAAACGAGGTATCGTTTGGTAAACAAACTAAACCTTATGACCCACCAACTAAGGCATATAAGAACGAGATGGGTAAGTTCTTACAGAAACAAAGGAAGGAAAGGCATGATAGGATGCGTGGAACCACATACAAAAGACCAAAGTCTTCGGATTCCAAATACGAAGAGATTTCATATACAGCAGCATACCTTCCATCAAATGTAGATGAAGCAAAAGTAGATCAGGGAATGAGCACCGCTAAAAAAAGAGCAACAAGAAATGAGAGAAGGAGAGGTGAGAAAGATGCACCATTCAATTCACTAAGTAAAACTAAAGTATCAAAACTGAATCAAGAATATAGACAGGATGATCATAAAGAGAGACGTGGAGTCAAAAAAGAGAAAGGAAAGATGACTCTCCAAGACAGAGTTGGAAAAATGAGAGGAATGTCAAGAGCTAATTCATTGAAACAAATAGCACAAAAGGCAACAAAAATAGGCGTATCAAACGTAAAAAAAGATGGTTCGGCAACTATATCATATTCTCATTATGAACCAGATGGAGATGTAATATCAGAAGCAGATAAGAAAGGTAAGGGTAGTGGTACTAAGGACGCATGCTATCATAAGGTGAAGTCACGTTATAGTGTGTGGCCTAGTGCATATGCATCAGGGGCACTTGTGAAGTGTCGTAAGGTGGGTGCTAAAAATTGGGGTAGTAGTAGTAAGAAAGAGGAGTTTGATTATTATCAAATGCCTATGAAGTCCTTCGGTGACATGGTAGGCGAGTGTTGGAAGACTCATGAGCAACGTGGTATGAAGATGAAGGGTGGTAAGATGGTTCCCAATTGCGTTCGTAAAGGAACAAAGAGTGAGAGTGTAGAGGAAAAGGAAACTATGAAGGAGAAATATGTTAAAATGGGTGGGAAGATGGTTGATAAAGGTGATTATGTAAGTGATTTTAAAAAACAGGGAGGTTATTTGAATTCACCTGCAAGAAAGAAAGCAGATGCAAAATATGCAAAAGATAATCCTAAAAGAAAACCGTTTGAAAAAAGAAAAATAGGAACGTTGGCTGGAAATAAATTGAATGATGAGGTACAGTATGAAGCAGTCAAAAGTCCTAAGTTGGACATCAAAGAGACTGGTGTAAAGAACAAGATTGAAATCAACCCTGAGATTAAAACGGAGGCAGCGAAGGCACCCGTAAAAAAGTAGAGAAGAAAGAACCTAAGAAGGCGATGGATGCAGGGGCAAGAGGTAGGAGATTGCTACAACGTAGGGAATACAGGGCAAAAGTATCTGAGTTCATACCTAAGGAATTAGAGGATCATGTGGTGTATGAGGCAGAAAATATTACAGCTCTTCCGTTTTCTAAAACACTAGAGAAAGGTGTCGATGCATTGGATAGATTTGGAAAAAAATTTAGACAGTTTGATAAAAATAGATTAGGGGGAGTGATTAGGAAAGTATTTGGTTCTAGTAATCCTGGTTCTAATTACACACCATCTGGAAAGGTGACAGCAGAACCATACAAAGACTCATACCAACCTGAGGGTGAGATGGTAGAGGCAAATGCAGAGCAAATGAAGGCAATGCATGATGCTAAAATGAGAAAGAAAGAAGATGATATGAAGAAAAAGAAAAAGGTAGATGAAGCATGTTGGAAAGGTTATGAGAAGAAGGGTATGAAGACCATGTTTGGTAAGAGGTACCCCAATTGTGTAAAGAAGACTAAGAAAGAGGAGGTACAATTAGAAGCAAAAAAGTCTTGCGGTGAAGGTGAATATTATTGTCATGATAGAAAAAAATGCATGCCTATACCCGATGGTATGAAGGTTGGCAAGGACGGAATGCTTATGAAAGAGGCAAAAGTAGATAAAAAACTTACTCCTTTACAAAAAATAAGAAAAAGAAATAAGGGTGAGGCAGAGTGGGGAACACCAGTCGGTTATCAAACTAATATGAGAAGGGCAGTACACGCTGCTGGTAGAGGTGAGAAAAAAGAGAAAGGGAAGAAAGATACAACTGCAACAGGAAGGTATCTTAGACTGGCTAAGGAAGACATGAAGGGCATGTCACAGAAATCTGGTGACAAGAGAAGCACTGAGAGTGGTGCAGGTATGACAGCACAGGGTGTTGCAAAGTATAATAGACGTACTGGTGGCAACTTGAAGACTGCTGTGACCACACCTCCATCAAAACTCAAGCCAGGTTCTAAGGCAGCGAAGAGAAGAAAGTCTTTCTGTGCTCGCTCTAAATCATGGACAGGACCTCGTGGTAAGGCAGCACGTCGTCGTTGGAATTGCTCATATGAACCTGAGTTACCAATGATTATTGATGAGAAGAAACTGTACAACGGTGCACCACTGTCAGATAGAGTAGCAGCATGGGCAAGGAAAATTAATGAGAGTAAATTAATTCGTGGACCTCATGGAACTTATGTTGATGGACAAAAAAAAGATACAAGAAAAGAACCTAAAATAAATCCAAAACTAGGACTACCCGTAGTTGACCGAGCATCATACAATCCACAAGGTGATGTGATATCTGAGATTGATTTTAAGAAAACTTTTAATAATATAAAGAGTGGTATAACAAATACAATGGTAAATTTTGGACAGGGTTTAAAGGTTATAAAAAAAGCAGTAGACAATCCTGGCACAGGAATCAATCCTAACACTAGAAGAGCTTTGGAATTAGATAAAAAATTGAATCAAAGTTATGTTCCACAAGGTGAGATGATTGAGAGGACGATGACCACACCAGAAAAGAAGAAGAAGGAAGATTATGTGAAGGGTATGAAGAAGGACAAAAAAGGATTTACCAAGAGATATGGTAAGGATGCTAAGTCCGTGATGTATGCCACTGCTACCAAGATGGCAATGAAGGAAGCAAAAGATGAGAAGAAGAAGAGTGTGAAGGGTATTGCAAAGGAACTGGACAAGGCAGTTGCTATGCACAAGAGTCAGGCAAAAAGACTTAGGTCAGCAGGTGTTTCTGAAGGTTTCTACCAGAAGAAGTATGCAGGTGTTGGTAAAGGTTATGAAACCGTAGGTAAAAATAAGAGAATGGATAAGTCAAACAAAAGAGGTGGTGACAGTAAAAAACAATATAGAGATTTACATAAAGAAGGTAGTTTACACAGTTGGTTCAAGGGTTCTAAGTCTAAGGATGGCAAACCTGGTTGGGTAAACGTAGTCACAGGTGGTACCTGTGCCAGTGACAAACCTGGTGAGGGCACACCTAAATGTGTATCATCATCTAAGAGAGCGTCAATGTCTAAGTCAGAAAGATTGTCCGCATCAAGACGTAAGAAAAAAGCAGATCCTGGTCAACAGTCTAAGTCTGGAGCAGCAAAACCAACATACGTATCGACTGATACTAAGAAAAAAAAAGTTAAGGAGGAGTTAGGAAATCCTTTAGAAAAAATAACAACAGGAGTTGCCTTAAGATTTTTAAAAAATTTACCAAAAATATCTAAAAGACCTCCTGTTATCACTGGTACAAATACAGGTAAACTTGAGAGAATGTCCAGAGCGTTTTCTAAAAATAAAAATGTCATCCCAAAAAATAATCGTATATCAGATTTTGCTCAATCACCAAGTTCTGTATCAGCAAAAGATGCAATAGTGCCAGCTACTTTAGCAACACAAGGTGCCTATGTAAGTCAGATGAAAAAAAAGAAGTAAGCATATATAATATGCTATAAATTATTATCATGTTATCATTTCTGCTACCGATAGCGTCAAAGATCATCTCTGATGCTGTAAATAAGATCCCAGAGAACGAAGAGCTGGGCGAGAAACTCATAGAAGTTTGTCTTGTCATACTCAAGAAAGCAGTCAAGCTCACTAAAACTGACATGGATGACAAACTACTAGCACAAGTAGAGTCAGCGATCAAAACAAGGTAGTAACCTAAATAAAAGTACACGTAAGGAAGAAAACAAATGGCACCACTATGGGGAGCATCAGATTCTGATGAATCAAAGCCTAAGAATTTAACAACTGCTGAGAAGAAGGAAGTTTATGCTACCTCTACTGGTTGGGTAAGAGAAGCAGGTTCTGCTTTATCAGGTAATAACAATACCGATGCAGACCCAGAACTCCTAGTTGCTATCAGTGGACTAGCAGTGTCAATTGGTGCTGCAGACATCACTGAAATTGAATTTATCACCACAGCATTTGATAAATCAGATGGTGGAACTCTACAGGTAAGAGTAAGATTCAATGAAGAGGTTGATGTAACAGGCACACCACAACTTACTGTGGTCAATGACACAAATGCTAATCACACATTGTCATATGCCTCAGGGACAGGCAGTAATGAATTGGTATTCTCACTTACAATTGCTGCTGGTAATGCTGCAACAGATGCTGATGATGTTCTATCAATTGGAGCAAACGCAGTGTCATTGAACGGTGGAACTATCAAAGATAAGGGCACTAATACAGCGTCTACCATCACAAACGTTGCCTCTATTGGTACTGCAGCTGGCACCATCACAGTAACAGCATAATGTAAATGAAATTTGATGAATTGAACGAGGAGAATCATCTTCTCTTTGCTATTAAACATTATGAAAACCCTCGTGCTGCCACCATGGAAGACTTCGAGGAGGATCTCAAGAGGTTCAAATACATAAAAAGATTGTTGAAGAAATATGTGGTTCAGGGTGAGTTGAAACATCATCTCATTTTGAACCATTTGATTATATGCTTCAACGTGTTCAATGAAGGGACAATACCTCTTCTTTTTTTCAAGATCGATAAAGAATATTGGTCTGTATTGAAAACTTTTTTATTATTTTTGAACCGTATTCCAGATTATCCTAAATCTGGTCTTGACAATATACCCATAGACAAAGAAGCAAACGTAATTCTAAACTCAATCTGATGAAAAGTTGGAGTCAAATGCGAGAAGAGATGATGTCTACCGATCCTGGTAATACAGGTAAGGCAGGTTTCTCATCAAAGGCAGATGACGAAGGTCCTGTGGCAGGTTATGATAAGGTGTTGGGTAAGATGAAGAGGAGGAAGAAACGTGAAAGAAAGTGATGCCACGACTGCTATACTGGAAAGACTAGAGAGAATTGTAGAGTCTCTTCAGGATAATTCTAGTAAGATGGGTCAACTTCTTGCAGTTCACGACGAAAAATTAGACAAACAGAACAAGATAGATGATGTTTTGTTTGAAAAAATTAAAAGAGTAGAAGAAAAATTAGATACACATGCTGAGAGTATCAAGAAGGGATGTGAAAGAGATATAAGACTTGTAGATAATCGTCTTCGCACCATAGAGAAGAAGATGTGGACGATAGCAGGGTCAATAGCTGTGATAAGTGTGATTGTATCACCAATAGGACAGAGAATTTTGAGACAAACATTGCAAGTTCAAACACCACCTGCTATAGTAAAGTAAGTTTATATTAGTAAATGTTATACATCGATTCCAAATACATTGGATTGGTGTCTGCAC